CTACATATGGTCCATTTACAGGATCACGTTGCTTGCCCACAAAGGTAGCATAGAAGCCGGAGATGGCCGGAAGAAACAAAGCGTAGTCGCTTTGTTTGGCAGTTAGATTATCTTGTGTGATCACTTGGTTTGTGCGGGAAGGATGTAGTTATACACAGCAATACCCGAGTCAACCGTGATCTGTGCTGCACCATCATCACTGATACGCACAGTCTTGTCTCCAACCAGCGCCAAGATACTAGAAACTGCCGAGGCAGGATAACTCCATGCACGTTTCAATTGTCCCGTGATCCCAGTCTGGAATACAAAACTACCGGCATGCGTAGAATGATCACCAAAAGAAAATACCAAGTCAGTGCCATCGGTTTTAACTTGAAAATTTGCTTGTTCTGCATTTGCACTCATCTGCATCTTCAATCGCATGATACTGGCAACAGTGGGTTCAAACTCAATATGCCACTTGGGTGTGTTGAACGTGTTGGTTTTGAGTTTTTCACTCACAATGCCACTTGCCATAAATCGGTAATTGTTCCGGAAGTCACCAATTTTATTTGCAAAGTTAATGCCATCAGGTTCACCGGTAGCACGCTTGGTAATGGTTAACTTGGCGTCTTCTTTATATTCCGATAAGTTCAGCAAGATTTTAAGTTTACTCAAATTAGGCATACCAAATGTACCAATAAAATCGGCCAATGGGTTTTTGTATGCACCCTTTACTACCACACTCAAATCCTCAGCTAGGCCCTCAATTTGTGTGGATGTATCAGTTCCCACAATCTTGATCAGGTCAATACAACCTAGATCCACGGTGTGTTGCACCAGGTCATTCAAACAGTCTCTCATATATTTCTCCTATGTGTTAAGTATACAGTGTTTATTTAGATTTAGCAAGCTATTTTGAAACAATTGCAGCCAGTGGTTGTCCGCCTCTCAAGCTGATGATTTTTCCCGGCCGAGTCAATTCAATCCAACTTAGATTTCCAAGACCGGTATGATTATACGCAATATCAAACCCCACTTGTTCTGCAAAATTTGCAACATGTGATCGTGGAGTGTAGCACATGAATTTAGATTCAAACAATGCCACACCATGTCCTCGGTCACAATCGTTAAATGTCATAATAAACACACCGCCGGGGCGCAATTTATTGTATATTTCGCTGAGATATCGTTGTAATACTTCAAATGGTTTGTAATTGAAGAAATTGTAAGCAAACACAAATCCAAATTGGTTGTTGGGCAATGCACCCAATATCTCTGCGTCTGTTTCTGTAACTACATAGGGACGCAATCTAAGTTGATACACTTCATTAAATCTACCGGTGCTTGGAGTAATAAGATCCATGTCATGATCAACAACATACAATGGATCAAGTGGTACCATTTCCTGGATGAAGTCTTCGTTGCCGGGTCTTATAATCATACCGGGCACACGCCAATCTGTAAGACCGCGTATTCGTGCAAGTAATCGGTCTTTGCTATGGTCATCCATGCCCATTCGCCGATTTAGAATATATTCGCTAGTCTCCCACACCATATCTTGTTCATACAATCGTGTGCTCTCGGCCATATACTCGGGTTCCTGCTGTTGGATCATTGCATCCAGTTCATCACGTAGATTTTGCAACACCTGTCCTAGGTTGTTGACAGCTGCATTTGCTGCCGCAAACTTTTCTTGAATTTGTTCGGTGTAGTTTCCCACTTGTAAATCGCTGTTGACAACTGTGGATTGCATGGCATCTAATTCATGCATGGCTCGATGCCGTGTGGCGCCCAGATTGATAGTATCAAGGTGATTACGATACCGGACAATATTGCTAAGTTTCATGCAAATGTAAACAAACTGGTAAATGTGTTTTCTGTGTTGGTGGCAGCTGCCAAATCCCATTCTAACACGCCCAACAAGTTGTCAATCTTTTGATCCACAACTGTTGCCTCCATTGTGCCATCGTCAAATGGCAACTCTTTAAACCACTGCGGCAAGTGCATCTCGTCAGTGGGATATCCAATACTAGTCCATCCCAATGGATTTGGTTTCAACCTACACACAATGGTCTTCATACCATCAACAACTGCCATTGAATAATTATCTGAATTCATTTTACGCAAGTTATTCCAGTTAATAGCGGCTCGCACATGCCCGGGCATGTTGGCTTTGCCAAGCCGTTCTTCTTCTTTGCGATACTTGGTCAAGTTATTCACACGCTTGGGGCTGCCTTTTTCCCACCCCGGTCGATCCTTAAACTCATATTTAAATTTACGAATACGTTCTATAATGTTTTCTCGATCTGCCCCGTGCAATGTACTATTTAGAATTTCTAACAAAAAGTCTTGAATAACTTTTGGGGTATCACTACGTTTTAGATCCAGGCCCATGGCCTTGGTCTTGCCCTTCTTGCCTTGTACATCCAGTCGTTTGCCTTCCAAGTCAATGATGTTTACAGCATAGCGTTTTTTTGTGATAAACAATCCGCGATCTGCCACCAATTCACGACCAGCGGCAATCAAACCACCCATTTCTCGTGGACAATGAAATGCTTGTTCCATGAATCCCGGAAAGCTCAAGTTGGCTTGTTCCGCAATAGAATCATACAATGCAATGGCTGTTTCTTTTGACCAGGTCATTCTACCTTGTTCCACTTCTGCCTTTACCGCCGGCCATGCAGAGAAATAACAAGAGTCAGTATCACCATAAATGATTGCATCACCAGTGTGATCGTATTTGCCCGTGATGCATTCATTGATGTGTGCATCCATATGCCGAGCAATAGCACGGCCTGTTAGTGTGGTACTTTGGCCGATCCTATGATCAAAGAATCTACATCCAGAATTTAAAATAGCACCGTACAAACTGTTCAAGTTGATCTTCTTGACCAACTGACGTTTGTCCCAAAACGCTTCTTCCTTTTTATCTTTGGCTGCTTTTTTCTTAGCTTGTAAGTCTTGACGCTCGCTGTACCAACGTTCCAGCAGTCCAGGGATAATGCCCTTCTTCTCATATGTAAGAATAGTTCCATTGGCGCTGATAATCCAGGGTTGATTTGAATCAAATATAATTTTCCAAATCTCTGCTGCTGAGTGTACACTATTGCTACCGTCTTGCCAGTCAATGGTTATCTCTGTACCACGCTGTTGTTCCATGACCGCAGTGTATTCTAAACTGCCAAACAAGCCTTCCCATGCGGCTGCAAAGCTGGCTCCTTTGGCAATTTTTTCTTTAATATAGCGATCAGTCATGACCGGACGCAGTTGTCCTACCACAGTTTCTGGACCCATGTTCATGGCACGAATTGTAGATGGATACAGTGAGTTAATATCGACTGACCCGATCCAGTCGTGCAATCCTTTTTTAGGATATGCCACATATGCACCGGCCGCCTGAGTGTCGTCGTCTGTCAGCCGTTGCTTGCGATTGGGCACAACCATACCACGCTCGTGTGCCTCGTTGATAATGGCCTGTTCTGTCACAGCCACTGCGCCCATGGTTGTTTGCAACAACACAGTATTAGCGTGGGCCAAGTCGCTGGCTAGACTCAAAAACTGTAGTTTGCGATCTAGCTTGTGTAGCAGCAAGGTATCCTGACGGTTGTATTCAATAAACCGTTTAAAGTGTTGATTGTACAGTTGATCCAATGTGCCTTCAAACTGAGTCTTGCGCTCGTTGAGTTCGTGTTCACCAATGGCATCAAGACTATAGCTGTGACGTTCTTCGTATGTGTACTTGCGATACAGTTGCATATAGTCCATATGCACTCGACCAACCAAGTCGTATGTTTGAGCCTCAGCACCAAATCGTTCAAATGTACGTTGCTTGGGCAGTTTACCCCACAGGCAAAACTTGCGTGTATCATCTTTACTCAGCACACGTATGGTTCTGTTGACAGTGTATGGAATGTCATATCCTTCGCTGTTCCAGCCGCTTAGTACATCGGCATCGTCAATGAGATCAAGGAATGTTTTGATCATATCCTCCTCACGCTCGAACAACAGAGTATTGTCAAATTCTGCAACCAGCTCTTGTGCAGTCTCCCAGCTCAATCCACGTGGCGGCACAGCCAGTGTCACCAGCTGATCCATCCAATCTAGGTATACTGATATAGCTGTGATTGGATTGAACGGATCGTCTACCGGCGAGAACCCACGTTCAAGATCAAATGCAACCTCGATGTCAAAAAATGCTGTGTGTAGTTCTGGTGCGTCTTGATTTTTGTAGTTCTCTTCCAAACATCTAAAAATAGGATTAATATCACTCTCGTACAGTTGTTTGCCAGACTGTCCTTGCACCTCACGTCTAAATTCTTTGTTATTACGTGTTGAAAATCTATTCACGGGTGTGCCGTAGATTGATTGAAACTTACCTCTAGGGTCGTCGTAATAGAATATGTAGTTGGCAGGGTACTCGCGGTACACCCGTTTGCCATCACGGCGTTCAACCACGTGGATACGATCTTTTTCGCGATCAAAAATTGCGTCAATATAACTCATCTATCTCCGTTTATGGCCGGCAAGCCGTGATTCATGCTCGTAACGTGAGCGACTCGCTGTGTAAAACAGTATTTATAGAGTTTTGCCAACAGTTTCCAAAATTGTTTCCAGAATCTCGTGGTCTTGTTTGGTTTTACCAAATTCAGCTTTGTGTGCCAATTTGATAGCCTTCTTTAGAATAGATGGTTTGATTTCTAGTTCTTCTGCAATGGCTTTGATGGTGTCATTAAGCCCGCCCTGTAGTGTTTCAATTTCTTGTGTGACACCCATACCTTCGTTGATAATTTGAGTGAGTTTAATTTTCTGATCGCCGTTGAATGTTTTTGTAGTCATAAATGCTCCTGAGGTTAATACATTGTATTATACAGGAACTAACAAATTCGTCAATGCCTTTGGCGAGACTATTACCGTTCTACAAATGCTTGTTCTGAGAACATTAATTTACGTATTGTCCTATTTTTAAGGTATCTCGCCAGTTTGTGCCACGTTTGGCATCTAATGAATCAAGATATTTTATACAGTCGTTCCAGTTATGTTTAACAGTCAACTCATCTGGCCGAATCTTAATTCTAGATACTATTTCATCAAACACTGCATGGTTGGACAATAAATCAACAGTGGCATCAACCAAGTTGTCCGGAATCATCTCAGGACCATGATGGATCCGGTTATTTAATTGCAATTGTAACGGATGACTCGTACCAAACTCGTCAGACAACTTTTTAATGTTTGTTAACTCAAGTGTATTATAATTTGATACGCATGCAATAAAATTGGTATTTACATGTGGGATTTCTTTACGCAATTGACTAAATTTTTCTAAAGTCTCACACACCTGATCCCATTTGCACGGCCATCGCAATAATTCTGCTTGACTGCCAGTGGCATCAATGCTAAAAGTCAAATGTAGTGATCTCAACTGTTTCCACATATTAATAACATCTTGATTTGGAAAAAAAGTAGCATTTGTATTATAACTAACATATAGTTGTGATAACGGAACGGTTCGTGAATATATTTCTAAAATCTTGGAATGCTCAGATGTCATTAGTGGTTCACCGCCGGTAAAATGTATATGTGTAATTTTACTATGATCAAGATTTAAAAATATTTTAATTTTATCTTCATACGAATAATCTTGATCTGTTATTTCCAATTCTTTTGCCCAGGTTGAACTGCTGCCAGGATCACATCCAATACAGGCAAGATTACAAATATTTTGAGTGGTTATATCAACCCGCCGAAGTTCGGCGCTGGTATCTGTAATATCATTATTTCGAAGTAATAATCGACGACTTGTGATGCTTGTTTTTTCGGTTCTCCAACACTGATTGCATGCTGCTGCGGGAATGTCATTTAATGTGTCATTGCGTATATCAGTAAGAAATTTATTGGTTGTAAAATTAAATGTATTTGAATTGGCAACTGATCGTGATGACGCACAACACGGCGAAATCAACACGTTGCCAGTATTTGTTGACTGTAGACTCAGTGTTTTAAATTGATCAAGACAGTAGTATTTCAAATGAAGCTCACTTTAACTATAGTAGGTAGCGAATCTATTTATAGCAAGGCAGCAGCCGCCTCACACTTTGGGTAACAAGTTACCGGTCCTAAGGTGTGTTCTTAATTTGCCAATTGTTTGGCATGATCTCTGCGGCGCCCTGCGGCAATTTGTGTTACCCGTTCAATCAGATGATTACGTTGTACCGTGGCCAATTGATTGACCATGCCCAGGCGGTCAAACTCATGGTTGATATACTTCTTGATAAAGTTTACATCATCACGAGTTTGCACAGTTTCTAGCATTTTCTTCACTTGCTTGATTGTTTCGGCTGTGGCTGGTGCATTAATTCTCTTGATATATTCAGCAGGAGTTAATTTTTGGGCACCAGGTGTTGCCGGAACGGCACCACCTGCGGGAAGATTCATAGAATACTTGATACTTGGAGCCTTGGGAGTCAAAGGCGTCGCAGGTGTAGCCGGTGCTTTCATCCCGGGAATACCAGTCATGGGCTTGACACTCGTAGTTGTTTTGCCATAGCCTGTGGGACCTGCAAAGTTAGGAGTTTTTGCTGGCGCAGGTGCCTTGGCATATTTTTCCATACCAGGCATTTGCATTACATTGGTAGCATTGAAACCAGGTTGTGCAGTTGTGGCAGTCTTGGTAGCGGCCGGAGCAGGTGCTCTTTTTGCTATCTCAGCATCAACAACTGCTTTCATTCTTGGATGTAAATCTGTTCTCGCGGCTAATCTGGATAATACTTCATCAGTTGCTTTCGGAACATCTCTAACTGAATTAGCTATTTGAACATCACTTGGTCCAGCTGCTGTCGCTCCTGGTGCTGCTGCTGGTGCAGGTTGATTATGTAATGCCGCTAATTTTCTTTTTTCGTATGGTTTACCTGTTTCGGGATCGATAAGTGATGTAGCACCAGTCTGGATGCCAGCACCGCCTTGCTGTTGTTGTTGTGGTGCGGGTGTGCCATCGGGAACTGTTGCCGGTGCGCCATCGGGAACTGTTGCCGATGCTGTGTAAGGAATGCCCATCTTGCCGTACACATCAGTAATCACTGGTTGTGGAACACCTTGCTTGGCCAGGAAGGCAGCAATTTGATCAGAGTCAGAGGGATGACCCAACTGCTGCCATTCCATTTTGAGTTTGGCGGCTGTGACTTTGCGTGTGAAGTTTTGTGCTTGCTTGCTTAAATATCCACCAACTTTACCAGCAGTTTTATCCAACCAGTTGAGTCCTCGTCCAATCATGCCAGGCTTGGCAGTGACTGGTGCTGGAGCACCTGGTTGGTCTGGACGATATAAATCCGGCA